ACCTTGCCCGGTCCCGGATATCTCGCAAAGAGGCTTTAAGCGCCGCTACAAGCTCATCTTTTGCCCGGAGCGGAAGCTGCCGAAAATTTTCGGTCAGCTCCTTTGCTCCGGTGATCTTAATGGTTATCATTTTTCGGTGGTATCAGCGGCCGGGTCATCCGGTTTGGCTTTGGGGTTTTTCCCTTTGACTTCAACCCAGCCAGCCTTTTTGTAGGCCGCGATCTGGACGTCACTTTTAAGGGTTACTTTTTTGCCTTTTTTTGTAAGTTCCATTTAAATTCCTCCTAAGCGGTCATATGTACATACACTGCGTTAGCTTTGGATGCAAGTACAAATGCGTCGTAGTAGACGCGGCCTTCTACCAGCCAGCCGCTGATGCCTTGCGGGTTTTCGTGGATCGTGTAATCAGCGAGCTTGACCGGGCTGCACATTGCGACCGGATTGGTGAGGATAAACGCGCAGTCAGCGGGTAGGTAACTGGACGGGACGGGGATGATCGGCGTACCGTCTATCATGCCCAGTTGGCCTGTGATCAATGTGTTTTGAGCCAGGTCGCTGGCTTGGATAAAGCTGCTGTCCAGCTTGATATTTTTGTAAAACTGGCCGGATACATAGGCTACAGATCCTACAGATGGGACCTTGTTGTCGATCAGGTGGTTTTTTGCGTCAAGAAATTTTTCGTATGCATTGGAGCTGGTGATGGCTGCTGTCGCAGTGCCGCCAGCATTGGCTGCGAGCGCCGCCAGACGATAGGTGTCGACCTCGGGGATTATCACTTCGTTGACCTGGCGGGCAAGAGCCTTGCCGGCCTCTTTGGTCATCATCGTGTCGTTGTAATTTCTGCGGTCGATCGAAAAAGTAAAGCTGCGGTCACGACCGAGAGTCAGCTCCTGCACGGTGTCTTCCAGTTCTGTTACTGTACCATAGCGGCTGTTACCGGTCATGGAGTAGTCGTTCAGGGCCTTGGTGGGGATGCTGTAGACGTTAACGGTTTTCACCCCGATAAAGTCAAAGTCATCATTTACGGCCGGGGCCGTCACGCTCATGAGCGCGAAGCGTTCGTCGATTTTTTCAGAATATTTAGCTGCGTAATTGATTGCCATTTAAAAATGTCCTCCTTATGCGTTGTCGAATCCGTCAGCAAAAGCGTCGCCGGAGCTGCCGCCATGGCCTCCGCTGCCGCTGCCGCCGGATGCGTTTACTTTAACTGCCCATGCGTTATCGGCGAGCCACGCCGCCACGCCGTCGTTGATAGAGACGCTTTCGCTGCCATTTTGCATGGTCAGTTCATCATTTTCACCGACAGTGACGTTTTCAAGCAAAATCTTGCTTATGGCTTCCGGGTTTGCCGCATTGCCTTTGGCAAGGGCCTGCATCAGGCCGTTACTTTTGAGGGCAGCTACACGTTTTGCGGTCTCGGCCTCTTTGGCGGCTTTGGTGTCAGCCAGCTCTTTGTCGATTTCGGATAATCGCTTGGTAAGACCGGATAGTTCTTTTGCGATCTCGTCAGGCTTTTTGCCCGATGCGCTAAAGGCATCCAGAGCGCCTTTAAGTTCTTTTGCGGCATCTGCAGCATTTTCTTTGTCTTCCCAAGGGCTGCCAGTACAGCGTCATATCTGCCGGAAGAGCTTTCCAGCTCTTTTTGGGCAGCAGCAGCTTTTTCGCGGTGCGTTTTCGCTTCCGCGTTTAATTTTTCGATTTCGCTTTTCACTGCGGCGACGATATCAGATCCGCCGTCCATGGCTTCAAGTTTGGTGTAGATTTCTTTTAGGTCCATTGTTGCCTCCATATTTTTAGTTTCGGCCTCCGCCGCATTTATATCAGAGCCTCCGCTCCAGATAGCTTTCGTTTCCTTTTGATTCAGATTGCGGCCGGTTGCGTAGCCGGCCGCAAAGAGAAAGGAGGATGTTTATAGTCAACCAACAGGAGGTTGGAGCTCCTGTCGGTTTTGAGCTGCTTTTATCTGCTCTAAAATGTCTATCACTAGGTTTAGAGCAAATTGTTTATGTTCGTAGCGATATTCTGCCCGGCGATCCATGTAGTCCCGAATACTCGTGATATCTCTGATCGCTGCCGCGATACTTTTTTCAGGCGGCTGTTTTATCTCTCCATAAAGTCCTTCAGGTATCATTTTTTACAAATCATCCTTTCGGCAGATCATTTATGCGCTTGCGGATTAGATATACCCCCTTTTAAAATCGTTCAAACACCGTTTAAAAACGTTTAAATGATTTTGGCGCAAGGTATTTATCCTGTAGGAGCGTAAAACCGCTTAAAACGGATTTTTGCGCTTGCGGTGACATAAAAAAATAAGATCAATCCCGAAGGATTGATCTTATTATCTCTTTTATTCAGTTTGGCGGCTTTTCAACGCCTTTAGTATTTTGCAAATTATGCTGTTTTGTATTCCGGCAGATATTTTTCCAGCTGCGAGTAGCTCCTGGACATATATCGCAAAAACTCTATGCAGCAGGCGTGGTCGGTTGGGTAGGTGCCCAGTAGATCCTTTTGCCCGCGTTCCATGTAGTAGAGCTCCCATTTGCCTTTGAGAGTACTGCGGATCAAGTAGCCATCGTATATTATGGGCTGATCGTCGCGGAAGGAGTAGTCGCCGACGCGTACTTTTTCGGTTATTAAGATTTTTTCGAGATCTTTAACTGTCATTATCCATCGACCTCCTCTAAGTAATCAGATAAGTTCATGATCTTATCCGGCAGCTTGTACTGCCAGCCTCCTCCGGTTTGCCCAAACCACGGCGCGGTACGGCCGGACAATACTCCCGGAATGTCTTTTTTGACGCGGTAGATGTGGTAATCTTCGTTCTGGCTCTTTGGGGGCAGGGATCTTTCGGCAAATTTTGTCCCTTGCGGGCTTACAAAGCTGCCCGTGGCTTTACCATAGCGGTCCACGATCACGCTGCCGGCTTTTAGTGTTTCGGTGCCATAGCTGCCGTAAAAGCCATCAAACATGGGATATATATCCCAGCCATTATCACTCTGCCAGCGGGCAGCTCCACGTTTGCCTAAAGTATAACTTAACCCCTGTGATTTTGCAATAGCTGCAAGATGGCTATCTGTCGGCGGCAGCAGGTTGCGCTCCATCAGATCGCGTACGAGACCAGAGTCAAGCCTGCTTGTCGGGTTCACAAGGCCCTGCCAGCCCCGCAGGTATTTAGTCCAGCTGTCACCGGCGGTCCATGCGTTGACGCCATAGAGACCGAGTACGAGTTTTTGCTTATCAAAGGGCAGATCGCGCAGCCAGCTATCAACGGCTTTTTTTGTTTGATCTTTTTGCTTCGACAGGTCGACCTCACCGCGGTAGACCTCAGAAAGGTAGCACAGGCAGTGCGGGTGCGCCGGAAGGGGCGGCACTTTGTCTCTCGGATAAACGCCGCCTCCTAAATTGTACATGTCGGCTTTAGCGTACATATCGCAGATATCATAAACGGGATGCCTGCTGCTGAGTTTCCACCTGACAGCGACGACATGAGGGTCCGCCAATGCTCTTGCGAAAAAACCGTCAGCCCATGCCCGGGTACTTTCGGTGCGGGTGATACGCTCGGCGACGTAGCGGGATTTTTCGTTGATCGCAATATCGAGAGCGGTTCTGTATGCCTTTTCGCTGCCAGTCTTGGCGGCATCAAGGAGTTTAGTATAAGCAGACTTTAGCGCTATATTGGGCGCGCCTTTTCGGGCCAGCCTGTTGATATTGCGCAGCGCGATGCGGGCAAGGCGTGACTGCTCCTCGTAATTTTCGGGCGTCCAGCGCCTGAGATTGGCCATGTACCCGGCGATAGCTTGATCCGGTATTACCGCTCCTTTACCATAACCGTCGTAAAGGGCTTTGGCTGCAGCCCGCCAGTCGGCGCCATTTTTCAGCGACCGTCCGACCACGGTAAGTATCTGGGCCCGCATGTCTCGGCCAGCTCCGTAAAGCCTTGCCGATAATTTGACGCCGTTAGACGTCCACGGTTTTTCGAGCGCTTTGACGAGCAGCTCACGATATTCAGGCGGTACGAAAGATGTGTCGGCTACTCCCAGGCCGATGGCAGCAGCGTCTGCCAGAAAATCAGGCAGACCGGTCAGGTAAAACATATCAGGGCGCGCCTTGATGGCCTTATCGACAGCTTTATCTACCTTATCTCCTGCGGCTATGCTTGCTGCGATCAGGGCCTCTGCTTTTTTCGCATCACTGCGCCAGGCGGCAAGATAGACAGATATTAGCTTTAATAATTTATTTGTTCCCATTTTTAATCGCTTTCGGTGGCATCAAGAGCTGACAGATCAGCAAGATCGCTATATTCGCTCACTATTTGCTCGACCCGGTCTTTTTTCAGATCAGGCAGGTAGGACGTGATAACGCGTTTCAGTATCTCCGTATTAAATGTTGTCCCAAAATCAAGGGCTTTGGCCGTTTCGGCGTTGGCAAGCTCTGTCGTGACATCCGACACAGAAAAGTCTTTAGGGTAATTGCATTGGTAATCAAATTCGCTGCCAAGCCATAGCGCAAAGAGCTCGGCCAACTCCATTTCGGCGACATCGATGTTGCCCGCAAAACTGCTGAGGAGCTGGTTTGTTTGCTCAAAGTCCCACTGCTTAGCGACTCCGGAAGACTGGGTCCGTACGCCCGTGACGTTTACAACGACAGCCATGCGGTAGATCTCCTCCTGCAGCATCTGGATCTGGTTGGCGAGCACCGTCGCACACTCTGCCGGAGGCGCTATAAAGCTCGGGATATGTCGGGAGTCCGGCGGATAGGCCAGAGCGTTATCAGTACCGATATCCAAATCCTCGGCTTTGGTTGTCGGATACGTTAGTATACTAAACGTCTGATTTCGCAATATATCATCCAGCCAGCTGCATTTGTTATAAATGCTCCGGTTGGTCATGGCGATACTTATAAATTCTGATGCCGGGAACATATCAAAGGGACTGATTTCGCGGCTGGCGAGCTTGACTACCGGCACGCGGCCGAGGTTATACTTGCCGCTATCGGTGACTTTGTCGCCATCGCGCAGCTCCCAGCCTTTGTCTGTGAATATGCGGACAAAGTCACGTTTGCTTTTGGGGTCGCGCTCTAAAAAAGAAAAGTAAATGATCTTTCCGTTATTGTCTACTTTGATCTCTTTAACTCGGTCAGGGTCCAATAGATAGGCATAGGGCCTTTTTTTGCTCGCAAGGATCTCGCCGATCGTGCTGCCGGGCTGCGGGGCGTTGTCGCAAACAACGTAGCCGATCCCATAGAGTTTTGCCGCTACTGCCCAGCGCTTAACAAGCGTATTGAGATCTGTACCGGCAAGATCGGTGTCTTTGGCGAAATCTTCCCAGAGGGCTGTGATCGCCCCGGAATATTCCCGCTGTGGATCTCGTTTAAAGATTGGGTCCACATGAGCGTTTACACAGGGTGATGTGTAGTTTAGGTAATAAGCCAAAGCGAGGCGCTGCTGATATTTTTCGGACGATTCGCGCGGGTGCTGGACGAGGTATTTCCCGTTCAAAAAGCCTCCATCGCCATAATACGCATTGTTTAGCAGGCTATATTCTTCGATCCGGTCGTTTTTCATCTTTCCGTCCTCCTAATACTTGATTTTAAAAGGCGTCACCTTGCCGGACTGCCATTTGGTGCGGCCGGCGTGGGCCGCAAGGGCAAGCGCCCAGAACCTGTCGGCGTGTCCGTCATCCGTTTCCGGGGCGACGTAACGCACGTTGCCCCCTGACGTGACAACTTTTTTTACACTGTGCAGGTCGTCGCGGATCTTATCGTCTTTCGGGATCGTAATGAGCCTGTCCTCAAACAGTCCACGGATATGGACGGCCATATCTTCTTTGCTCGCCCCAGTAAACATCACCGGCTCGACTTTATAGCCGTAGTCCAGTTTAGCGTCCTCGGCCAGCTGAGCGCCGATGCCGGTGGCGTCGATGCAGGCCCGGTAGAGGTTCGGGAGGTCAAGGAATGTGTAGAGCAGTTGGCGCTGATCTCTAAACTTCATGCCCTGCATCTCTTTGACGCAGATGGTGTTATATCGCTCTCCGGCTTTCTCCAGGAGCCAGATGACCGAAAGGTGCTTTTTGCGGGCAACGTCAAAGCCAAGGTATAGCTGCGCTGCCGGATCGATCAGTTCCGGCAGATTGCGTGCGACTTTGCCATCGCTGCAGCCATTGATAAGGTCAAAAGTCAAAAAGCTGGATGACTCGTCCAAAAACTTACAGCAGTACTCCTGCAGCCATGTGTCCTCGCTTCCAGCTTCGCGGCGCAGCTCCTCTATGTTTAGATCCAGTCCCTCAGAGACGGCCAGATAGATGTCTACCTCATGTTTACTCCAGTTATTGTCCGGGTCCGATACAAGTTTTTCAAACTGATTGCCGACGCCGTTTGGTGTTGATATTATGCGCAGCTTGTATCCGCGGGTAATAGTCGGATATAGCGCTGCCCAGATCGCCTTTGAGTCAGCGTGAAAAGCAAACTCGTCAAGGACGACATTGCCGGAAAAGCCGCGGGCCGTGTCAGGATTGGCGGGCAGCGCGATGATGCGGCTGCCGTTGGGCAAATTAAGCTCCAGCTGCTTATAACTGTCTTTGCCGACCTTAAAGTCAGCTTCGATCACGTCAAGGGCGTAGCTGGCAGCTTTAGCGTGCATCTGCACTTTGTCCATCAGCTCGCGGGATTGCCGCTCGCCTTTAGAGAGCAGCACCCAGAGCGTCTTGCGCTCTAATGCATCAAGCAGCACTTCCAGTGATACCGCGAAAGAAAAACCTGTTTGCCGCGCTTTGTTGACCAGTTTGAATCTGCTTTTATCTTCTACCCAGCGCTGCTGATAGGGCAGCAATGGTATCAATGGCTGCATTTTTGCTCCCATGGTTCCTCCTTTTGTTAAAAAGCATTTAAACGCCTTTTTCAAGGCGTTTAATATGTCAGACCATACATCCCCTTGATATAGGCCATATGTTCCGGCGATAACGCTGCCATTGTTGGCGTGCCTTCTTCCAGAGTTTTGATGATTTCATTAGCTTTTTTGCGTGCCTCTAATTTAAGGCGTTCCCGCTGCACGCCGCTGCGTTCTAAGAGCGCCAGAGCCTTGATGACTTCTGTTGCTTTAGCACCTTTCAGGGAGTCTATCTCCATGATGTACTCCATGACTGCAGAAAGGGCCATCTGATTTGCAGCTTCAGCTATTTCGAGTGCCGGACGGTCTCCGGCAGAGTCTACTACAACGCGGGCCTGATCGCGAAAAAGCTGCAGTTTTTCCATCTGGGCTAAAAACCGCTGGCCATAGCGGCCAACGCTGGCCCTGCTGATATCTTCTCCCATATGTTGCAGATGTTCGGCTATTTCGTCATATGTTTTCCCGCTAAGTATGAGTTTATCGACGGCTTCGCGCACTGACGCAGGAAGCTTTGATATTTTGCTGTGGCTGCGCTGCTGAGTTTTTCGCCTCATACGCTCACCCCCGGATCCGCCTCCAGATTTCCGTCTACGAGATCTTTTCCGCTGGCAGTGAGTTTGACCATCTGACGCGCAAGATCGATATCAGTAAAGCCTACCTGCTGCAATGTGACATAACCTTTTTCGGCCAGATATGCCAGCTGCGCTTTGAGTTCGCGTTTGGTGACGTCAAAACGGGCGGCAATGAGCGACTGCAGCACAAGTTTTTCGCTCAGTCCTGCAGGGTAGTTGTAGTCGAGGACAGCAAGGATGCGTCCCCGCAGCTCTTTTTTTTCAATGCGTTCAATGCTGTTCATTCTGCTCTCCTTTTGCAACTACTTGCGCCAGTGTTTTGTCAACTTCATGCAGTGCGCTGAGTGTGCGGTCTAATTTTGAATCTATTTTGCTGACCATAGCGATATACTCGTCTTTGGCCACAAAGTCTCTTTGTATCCGTAGTGCTTCTCGGGCATAGTCTTCTCGTAAGCGTTCTATTTTCAAACTAACATCAATAATCTTTGCATCTTGGTCTGTAGTGCGTTTGATCAGATCCTCTTTGTACTCGTTCAGGTATCTTCCACACAGCGTCAGGACACCTGATATGATCGCCATAGCGATAGTAAAAAGCATGTTGATGTAAGTTTGATCCATTATTAGAGGCTCCTTATCTTAAATTATTTGTAGTAGCAAACTTCAGACAGATAGTTTTTTAACTTGGCATTCAGTTTTGACCTGCGAATAATTTTCTTCGTATCTTTAGATTTTTTCTTATCTAATCTCAATACGAGATCGATGACATCAAGGCGCCCTGTAGTAAAAAGCATGTAGGATTTACTGTTTAAACAGATTTCGAAGAGATCAAGAGTGTCACTAGCTGTTATTTCATTGGAGTAGCCGCTATTATCTGTATATAGATACGGCGGATCAGCAATGATGCAAACATCTTCTAGCGAGCCATATTCAACGAGGACTTCGCGCCAATCACATGATACCCGTTCAACATTATTCAAGTAATCTCCGGATATTAACGGGCTTTTTACGAGATTGTTCCAGCAAGATTGGTTTATTTTGGCAATCAAGTCTATTTTTCCGGCGGCATATTTCCCGCTAAACAGTAACCAGCTGCCAATGGTTATCC